ATGGATAACCGTACTGAGATAGCAATCAGCTGGATCAACGGTCTGAAAAAAATCCGTTTCCCCGAGAAGAGCGGCAAGATGCAGGATCACGGCGTTATTGCCGTTGATACCGCAGTGAAGCTCTGATTTTTCCTTTCCCCATGCCGGGTTATCGCCCGGCTTTTTCAGGAGTCATTAATTATGGCAAAGACTATCCTTGCTCCATCACTGAGTGAGCGGATTTATTCAGGTACGCACGGTAATGAGTCGGTGGCAGAAGGTGTGTTTACAGTGAACGCTGCGGAAGCGGACAGTGTTATTCATCTTCTTTCACTGCCAGTTGGTATCCGTATCAACTCACTGCAACTGGTTTCAACGGGCGGTCTGGGTACTGCAACCGTCAGCATTAAGTCCGGTGAGCATGTTCTCATCGATAACAGCGAAGCTGTTTCTGCAAAATTTGCCAGATATGTGCCCGTGGAGCCGTACACCACACTGCGTGACGGGGAGCTGGTTACGGTCACCATTAAGACAGCTGCTGCGACCGGTACCCTGAATGTTCTGCTGCGTTATACCGTGGTGGGATACTGATATAAACCTTCCGGCCCGCGTCATGCGGGCTTTTTTATCCGGGGAATTATATGAGCGAGAAAATTGCCGTTGTCTATATCGGCCCCAAACCCGTGAAAAAGGATACCCTTACCGGGAGTCGTACACTGTTCCCGCGTCTTGAGCCGGTGCATGTTGACAGCGCGCTTGCCTGGCAGTTGCTGGCCTTTCCGGATGTCTGGGTTCGTCATGAAGAGCTTGATGGTGTGCTCAAAAAGCAACAACAGGATGAGCAGTTGCGGCAGGCACAGCAGGCGCAGGAAAGAGAACAGCTTGCTCTTGCAGAAGCGGAGAACAGTTTTGTGGTTAGCGTTGGTGGTCAGGATGTGGATTTGAGCAAACTCACGTCCGCACGGCTGGCAACGTTGTGTGAGGCAGAAGAGCTGAATATTCACAAAGACCCGAAAGAAACGGCTGATGCATTTCGTGTCCGTGTGCGTGAGGCATTTCGCCGTCGTGTTGCGGAGACTGAACAGCATGGCGGAACTGACTGATTTTTTACCGTATGTCCGTCGCCATATCAGTGGTCCGCTGAACATTATGATGACGGATGCGTTATCCATGTCGGCAGTGGCATTCTGCCGTCAGTCCCTGTTGTGCCGCCGTGAAGCCACGCTGTCACCGTCAGCCGGAGAGGACTGTGTGCTGCCATATGACGCGGAGAATGAAGAGTGCGTACATATTATTCGTATCCTCGCTGACGGGCGTGAGCTTTTTGCCGGTCATGATGTGGAAATCCGCCCGGGGCGGGTAATGCATTTTGCCTGTTCGCCCGGAGAGGTGAGTGTGCTTTATGCCGTTGCTCCGAAAGCAGGGAGCCGTCAGGTGCAGGATGAACTGCGGGCATGGTCTGAAGAAGTGGCTGCAGGGGCGCTTGAACGGTTGTTCATGCAGACCGGGGTTTCATGGTCAGACCCGTCGCGCGCACAGTATTTCTCTGTGCTGTTTTCTGAGGGTATCCGTCGGGCATATCGCGACACACTGGCGACAAGTCCGTACTCCTCATACCGCAATCCTGTCCGCAGACAAAGGTTTTACTGATGACGACGATTACTGAAATCATCGGACGAGTGAACACGCAACTGGTTGACCCGATGATGGTGCGCTGGCCTCTGGCTGAGCTGTGTGATTATTACAATGATGCTGTGCGGGCGGTGATTCTGGCAAGGCCGGATGCAGGCGCAAGTCTGGAGACGCTGAATTGTGTTCCTGGTGCACGTCAGACTTTGCCTGATGGCGCAATACAGCTTCTTGACGTGATATGCCTCAGCGATGGCAGTGCTATAAAACCGCAATCCCGTGAGGTGCTTGATGCACAGTATCCCGACTGGCACATGCTGAGGGGGAAACCGGAATGCTTTATCAGCAGTGACCTTGCCCCGCGCGTGTTCTGGCTGTTTCCGGCACCGGAGGAGGCTGTGAGTGTTGATGCTGTGGTCAGCCGCATTCCGGAGGCGGTGTATGTTCTGACGCAGGATGATGACACGCCTGTACCGCTGGAAGAGGCTTATGTTAACCCGCTGGTTGACTGGATGTTGTTTCGTGCATTCAGCAAGGATGCAGCCGGTGGTGCAGAGTCAGGACTGGCAGCACAACATTATCAGAGTTTTGTTGAGCAGCTCGGGATTAAACAGGGTGCAGACAGTGCATTGTCTGCCCGCAAGAAGGTGTTTAACGGAGGTGGAATGTGAGTGTTGTTGTTTCGGGGACGCTGAAATCTCCTGATGGTGAGGCGATATCAGGCGCAAATATTACCCTGACGGCGCTGACAGTTTCACCGGATGCGCTCAGCGGCACCAGTGCGTCAGCAGTGACTCGTGACGGCGGGTATTACGGAATGACGATGGATCCGGGGGAGTATGCGGTTTCGGTGACGGTGAAAGGGAAGACTGCTGTCTACGGACGTGTGCGTATTGAGGGGACCGAAAGTACGGTGACGCTCAATATGCTGTTACGCCGCAGTCTTGTTGAGGTTAGCATACCCGGAGAACTGCTGACAGATTTCCGGCAGATACAGAATAATGTGGCTGATGACCTTGCCACTATTCGTCGCCTGAATGAAGACACGGCGACAAAAAACACTCAGGCCACACAGTCAAAAGACAGTGCAGCAGCCAGTGCGAAGAGTGCATCTGACAGTGCAAAGACGGCAACCAGCAGGGCGGCTGAAGCCGGACAAAAAGCCAGTGAAGCTGCAGAAGCGGCGACCCGGGCATGCGAGTCTGAAAAGGCCGCGGCAGCAGACGCGAATGATGCCAGACAACATGCTGAAACCGCCAGAGTGGCTCATGAGGCCGCCGGAGACGTTCTTAAACGTGCTGAGGCTGCTACGGTTAGTGCTGAAGAGGCCAGGCGTATGGCAGAGAATGCCAGAGGCCCTAAAGGTGATACCGGACCGAAAGGTGATGCAGGCCCTCGTGGAGAAACAGGTCCACAAGGCGCACAAGGACCACGCGGTGAAACAGGACCGGTGGGGCCGCAAGGAGAGCGGGGGATTCAGGGGCCTGCTGGTCCACGAGGTGAAACCGGGGCCAGAGGTGAAAAAGGAGCCCCCGGAGACCCGGGGGGACCACCCGGGCCGAAAGGTGATGCAGGACCTAAAGGTGACACCGGACCAGCCGGTCCCGCAGGTGAAAAAGGTGAGCCGGGAGAACGAGGGCCTCAGGGAGAGCAGGGGCTACGCGGACCTGCAGGAGAGAGAGGCCCGGCGGGGCCGCAGGGACCGAAAGGAGATGCCGGTGCGACAGGTCCGGCAGGTCCGAAAGGTGAACGAGGCGAAGCTGGGCCTCAGGGCCCCCGCGGGGAGCCTGGTCCGGCGGGCAGCGCAGCAAATGTGGTGGACGCGACGACGGCACAGAAGGGAATTGTGCAGCTAAGTAGTGATACTGCCAGTAATGACGAAACAAAGGCTGCCACGTCGAAGGCTGTGAAGGCGGCAATGGATGAGGCCAAGGCGGCGAGACAGAAGGCAGAAGAGGTTGCTGCAGGTGGTGGCGTTCCCGGCCCGAAGGGAGACAAGGGCGATACGGGTCCGGCAGGCCCACAGGGACCGAAAGGGGATACGGGAGCCGCAGGCCCGGCAGGCGCACAGGGGCCAAAAGGTGACAAAGGCGATCCGGGGGTGGCTGGACCAGCAGGTCCGGCAGGGCCACAGGGACCGAAGGGAGACACAGGAGCCCCCGGGCAAGGAACAGAACTGCTTACTACTGCCAATACATGGACTCAGGCACAAACTTTTAATGGTGGTATTAATGGCAATTTGACGGTGACCGGAAACGGCTCATTTAACGATGTTCAGATCCGTTCGGATAAACGCAACAAGCGAAATGCAATACGAATAGATAATTGTCTGGAGAAGCTTGACTTGCTAACGGGTTATTTGTATGAAATACAGAATGCTGATGGCAGTTGGCAACAATCTGTGGGATTATTTGCACAGGATGCGTTAAAGGCTCAACCAGAGTTAGTTACATCTGATACAGATATCATATCTGGTGAAGAGAGATTTCGATTAAATTATAATGGTGTTATTGCGCTGTTAGTTGAAGGAATAAAAAATCTGCGTAAAGAGATTAGCGACCTTAAAGAGAAATAATAAAACAATCAGAGAACAGAGAACCATTAGTCTGAGGCAGAAGATGGTTGGTGTTATCGTCCGAATGACAGGAGGATGTTAAATGGGGGTTGCTTCCGGATGGGTTGGCTCCTCTGCCGTTAGTGTAACTGGTGAAAGGTCAATGAAATCGGCAGGTGCCAAACTTAAGCTAAGTACACCGTTTTATATGTCGCAAATGGTTGGGAAAAGTGTACAGGACTTTTCTATCACTGTAGGTCGTTCAAATTTTGTTGTTTTAGTTCAGGCAACAAATATACAAATTGTTCCTGTAAACAATAACTATGGAGGGTATTCTAATAACTCAACAACGACAGGTGCTGGCTCTGCCGTTTCCAGCCGTGTGCAAACACAAAATCCGGCTGGTTCAATAAATGGTTCGTTGTTAGGTTGTTCAATTACGCATCTTTCTCAAACGCAAGACTCTACCAAGATGTATCTGGGCTTAACGAACGGGCCTAATCAAAACTTTACTCTATCATTTGATGGAACCAATATCTCATTCACACCATTATCATTTGCAAACAATACTCGGCATTATAGTGCAATAGTTTCTAAAAACTGGCTCTTTAATCAAAACGGAAAAACTATATCTGTTTATAAGGTTTAGAAGGAGTTGATAATGTACAAATGTGTTTTAGCTGTATTGATATTATTATCTGGTTGCAAATCTTTGCCAACTCCGCTTTGCCATGGTAAAGCATATTTAGGTGGGGAAGAAACTATAATGCCAATTTATGGGATTAAGAAAAGCGGGAAGTATAAATTGTATCATGCAGGGCATCACTACAACTGGCGTTGGGTTGGAGCTGGAGCATTTGACAGCACAACCTGCTCTCAAATAATGTAAATCGTATACTATGTATAAAATGTTTAGCTAATGCTAATTGATAAATTGTCATGAAACAGGCAAATCTGAAATACGTAAAGAAGCACTACACAGCAGGAGATTTTTGTGTGGCTGGGTGCAGTGGTAACGCTCTGTGCAGTGGCTGCCGTAATGATGCAATAAAAAGGGGAGCAACATGCTCCCCGACCAGAAGAAAGAAGTTTGATAACAATTAGTGAGTTGTTACGTCTTGCCCAGAATATCATAGCAACACTCTGTTGCAGTGATACCGATCGCGATTTTAGCGAATTCCATCATAAATCCCCTGATTTTTAAGCCTGAAGCAGTCAAAGGAATTTCTATGCCCTATATCGATATCACCACGATGCGTGGGATGATGCCGCGCGTTGTGACATCCATGCTGTCCGAGCATTCCGCTGTACTGGCGGAGGACTGCCATTTCCGGTTTGGTGTTATTACACCAGAACGTCAGATATCCGGGGTTGAGAAAACATTCACAATTAAGCCAAAAACAATTTTTCATTACCGTGACGATTTCTGGTTTGCATGGCCGGATGTGGTGGATGTGATCCGCAGTCCGATCGCTCAGGACCCCCACGGGCGTATTTACTACACTGACGGGCGTTTTCCTAAAGTGACGGATGCGACTATTGCCACAAAAGGGGACGGGAATCACCCGACATCATCGTATCGTCTTGGGATCCCCGCGCCGACGACAGCTCCTGTCTGTACTGTCCAGCAGGGCGGTGATGTTTCTGACGATAACCCGAATGATGATGAAACCCGGTTTTATACGGAAACCTTTGTCTCAGATTATGGTGAAGAAGGTCCGCCAGGTCCGGCGTCTCTGGAGGTAACACTCCGTACTCCGGGAACTGCGGTACAACTGGCGCTGGCTCCGGTGCCATTGCAGAATGCCAGTATTAAACGTCGCCGGATTTATCGCTCTGCATCAGGTGGAGGGGAGTCGGATTTTTTACTTGTGGCTGAACTGGATGCATCCGTGCTCAGTTACACGGACAAAATACCGGCGAAAAACCTTGGGCCTTCCCTGGCGACATGGGATTACCTGCCGCCGCCAGAGAATATGACAGGCCTTTGCCTGATGGCTAA